ACATATGAAGACTTGCCACCAGAAACACCTGTAGATGTTAGAACCGATGAAGACGGTAATGCAGTTATTATTACTGCAGAAGTTGCAGCGGCAACAACTACTACTGGAGGCACAACAAGAGGTGGCAGTACAGGTGGCGGAGCGCCAACTGGAGATATGAAGGCCGTTAGGAGAAGACGTACATGATTAAGTTCTTTAGAGACATGTTAGACCAATTATGGACACTGCTGGGCATGTTTATTGCCTGGATTGTGCTTGATGGAAGCGCAAAAGATGTTGTTGGTTGGGCAACAGTCGGAACTCTCGTTGCATGGATTGCAACGTATCCACTACGAAATAAAGAAGACTAATGAAAAAGAAGTTTTTAACAACACTAGTTGTTTTATCAATGACTTTTGGTGGAATACCTGCACACGCAGAGACCCCTTTTAATCCAATATTAGTAGTTGACAAATGCCCTGAATTTTGTCCTCCAACAAACTGGCGTGTAATAGAGCCTCCAAAAAGAGTGTGTGCACAAGTTCTTATTCCTGTATCGGGAAAAAGAGGTTGGTTTTGGACAGATTCTTGTAAAACAAAGATGATTAAAGTACCAAAATCAGGCAATAGATAAGACAATAATTCTGGGAAGGGCATCTCAACTAGGAGATATATGGATAAGAAAGCACTAGAAGCAGCAGCAGCCACGTACCTACGTGCAGCCGCAGCAGCCGTTGCCGCTCTGTACATGAGCGGTATCACTGACCCAAAGACCTTGCTTAACGCATTTATTGCAGGTCTACTTGGCCCATTAGCAAAGGCATTAAATCCAAAAGACCCATCATACGGGTTCGGCAAAAAGAAGTAATAAAAGGGGAGAGAGATGGCGTTCGAAGCAATTGCTGGTGTAATAATTTTGGTTGCATCAGTAGCAACCGCTTTGGGCGTCATCTTTCGACCAGGTTATAAAAAATTAAAAGAGTTAAGTGGGTGGTTTGACCATTTCCAAAGAGATTGGATGGGAGAGGAAGAGTCTCCTGGTCGTGACCGTGTTCCTGGCGTTATGGAGCGCCTCAACAAACTAGACGGTGAACTAAGCCAAAACGGTGGGAAGTCCACTAAAGATGTCGCTAATAAGGTCCTCTACAAGCAAGAACGACTAGAAGAGAAGGTCGATATGATGCTTGAAGCCTTCGTGGAGATGGGCGAGCGACTAATCAAGATTGAAGACTCGTTAAATACCCCAAAGAACTAATACTAAGGGAAGATTATCCCATGAGCATGCAACCTTCATTTTCCGGTAGTGATGTAAACCCCTTTAAATGGATAGCCAATAAGTTAGGCCAATATCCAAAAGACAGCACTCCTCAATATCAACATGCTACAGCGCTACACCAAGCCCAGTATGCTGCTCATCAGTACGGCATGGAAGCAGAGAGTCATAAGGCTGCTCTTTCTGAACAGTCTGCTGCTGCACAACATGGACGTAACATGGAATTCTTTGGTTCTGTTCTTCGTCATGCAAAACATGAAACACCAATTCATTTAAGTGTTGGGGATATTAGTGCGCAGTTTACAAAGAAACCCAAGACAACAAGAGCGCCACAGGCTGCGCCAACACAGCAACCAAAGCAGTCTCGCCCGCTACCCGTACGCGACCCTAAGACAGGTCGCGCAATGAAGGCGCCTGAATAATGCCAGCATCATTAGTAGGAGATGACGACTCTTACAAACATTTTGGTGCAGGGTATAGCGATAGGCACGCACCACTAACTCCTGCAGAAAAGAAAATGGTTAGGTTTTCCAACCGTTCATTCAACTCTCTTGTAGATAGAGACAACGCTATCCGTTCACGTTTTGGAATGCACTCTATTGACTATTATCGTAAGTTAGAAACAATTAAAGACCACCCACAATTAGGACAACAAACACGTAGTCGTTTATCTAATTTGATGTCTACGCCAGGTCCAATGACTGGTGGAACACCTGTATTAGATAGTAAACAGTTCTCTCACGGATTGGATTGGTAATGGCAACAAAATCAGCAGCATGGCAAAGAGCAGAAGGAAAGAATAAGAAGGGTGGCCTAAACGAAAAGGGTCGCAAGTCATACGAACGTGCAAACCCTGGTTCTGACCTTAAGCCCCCTGTAAAGCGTGAACAGGCAAAGAAGTCAAAGAAGTCTGCTGCACGTCGCAAATCTTTCTGCGCTAGGATGGAAGGCATGAAGAGAAAGAACACCTCTTCCAAGACTGCTAGAGACCCTAATAGTCGGATAAACAAATCACTACGAGCATGGGACTGTTAAATGTTAAAGAAACTACTTATTGCATTAGGACTTATTGAAGATAAAAAGAAAGCACCGACTCTTGCTAAATTTATAGAAGAGTTAAATAACCTTCCATCTGAAAATGTAAAGGTTATAAAGAAGCCAGTCAAGAAGGCTCCTGCAAAGAAGAAGGCTGTTGCCAAGAAGAAAGCCGCAAAGAAGGCTAAGTAATGAAGTGTGCCAACTGCGATAGAGACGCTTTCTACATCTACCAAATAACCAAACAGGTAGACGTATTCTATTGTGGCAAACACCTCCCTAACTTTTTAGAACCACGTCGTAGAGCAGGTCTTTTAAAGACAACCGAACAGTTAAAAACAGAAACAGACTCTGCCATTGCAGTGCTGAGTTCTGACTCTACAGAAGAAGTCCAGGCACCTAAGCCAAAGCGCAAGAAGAAGGCGGCTGAAGAACCGAGCGAAGAATGAAAGTCATTCGTAAGTTCGCAGTGCAGGGACATGCTGTACCATCAGCATCACACAGTCCAAGAGGACCGTTTCCACCTGAAGTCCTAGCAGGGCCTCAGATGGCTTACGGCGATGAACATTCGGATTCCTTACATCCAGCACTAGACGAAGTACGCTTCTTCAAATGTCGCGACTGCGAAGAAGTTCTTTTTGAGACTGAATTAGACAACCACACATGTGAGGAAGAAGAATAATGGCAGTTAATGAAAACGGGAATCTACTTGATTCCGCAGGAAACATTTGCGTTGACAGAGTTTGGGGCAATATGCCAATGCAGCCAAACGATGAACGCGATGAATCAGTTCAAGGTGACCTTTCAGCAACGCTGAATGACCACGTTATTGCTTATGCAAAGTGGAATGGTTATCCGCTATACACACCAAATGATGATGGGGCAGGCGTAGGTTACGTCGTAGTTCCAAGCGTTCTTGGTGATACCACAGCAGTTGCTACAGATGTAATGGACGACGCTGGTCTCGTTCCTACAACAGCATCTGCCGCTACAAATACCTCAAAGACAGTTACAGGACTAGTACGAGCAAGTGGTACTACCGTTCTTCAGGTTGCTGTATCAACTCACGGGTATTCTGCAGGCCACAAAGTAACTCTTTCAGGACTTAGCGAAGACTTCAATGGAACATATACAATCGACACTGTTCCAAACGCTAATCAATTTAATGTTACAACAGTTGCAACAACTTCTTACAACGCATCAGGACTTTCGGGTTCTGTAGTTGCTGTGTCAGGAACCATTAAGACACAGAGCGTTGCTGCAGGTGCTGCAACAATTGCAGTTGGTCAAGCAGTAACAATTACTCCTTGGGCATAGTTTAGAAGTGGCAAGAATCAGGGGAGGAGGCGCAGCAGCCAATAGGCGTGCTGCCCTCCCCTCTGCTCAAGAACTATTGGGGGCAATGGGTAAGCCGTATGGATTCGGCTCCAAAACAACTTCAGGAATGATGAAAGCCCTGTCACAAGAGGGCGGTTTCCAAAGTCCATTTGCAGCATTACCTACAGCAGCATCTGCTGGAGAATTCTTTGAAACAATCTCTTTATTAAACGCAGATGAAACTATGCGTTTTTATAATCCGCAGAGCCCTGATGATGTGGCTCGTAGAAATCAAGCAGGAGAGGCTGTATTTCCAGGTCTTGGCGAAGATGTCTATTACATAGACGCACAAGGAAACTTTGTTGACCGTTCTGCTGGTCGTAAATTTTACGATGAAGATTTGGATACTGGAGAAGTAGTTATTCCAGGTATGAAGGGTCCACAAGAAGGAGAATCAAATGCTCCTGCTCCACTGTCTTTGGTTCCTACGTCTACCACTAACCCTGAACGTCCACGAACTGTAGCGGCTGGCTATGACCGTCAGCGTTCAGTACTAACTGTAGTATTTAGAGACGGCACTTATTATAACTATTATGAAGTTAGCACTACGGAGTGGCAAGATTTCAAACGTCGAGTTTCTAAAGGTAAATACATTTACCAAGTCCTAGACTACAAGCCTCGTGGACCAGCAAGCGTTTCGTCGCTTCCCGCGTACGCACGCACGGCTTTGTACAAACTGACTCGTGCTGTACAGTTAACTAACGAACGCAAACAGTATGACCGCATGGCAAAGAAGAACACTCCTAAAGCACCAACGGCTAAAAAACCAAGAAAGCGATGAATGCCAAAGGCACACAATATTGGACCACTATTTGTACAACTTACAAAATTCCCCTATGAATGGGATGGAAAGTTTGTTGTTAGAGGTTGGACTCAAGAGATAGACGAGCCTTTCCGAACTTCGGAACCCTTGATATTTAGGCTGCCCAACTATAAAGCGCTAGTTATGGGTCGTTGGACTGGTGCGAAAGACGAAGAAGACGCGCTAAACTCTGCCCTAGAAAGGCGGGATGTAACTTACGATGATTTTACGGAAGAAGCGGGATGGACACCAGCCCCAGACTCGGATAGAGAAGAGAGTGTCGACAATTTCCACCCCAGACTTGATAGCCTGGATGGAGCACTCGATGTTTCTGATAGGGAAACACATAACGATTTACCAAAAACAAAATAGTGCTGCAGACCTTGACGAGGTCCTTATGGGTGCAGAAGCGTTTCATGCTATTGCCAAGGAATTAAAGAAACGACATGTTTTGTGATATGCTTTTAATGCTTCGCCTCTCTACAGGTCTAGCGTTGACCCACCCAAAAGGTGGGTCACGCTGTTTAATGGGGACATATGGAAAACGATAAGTTTGAAGAGATAAGTCCTGAGTTCTATCTTCAGGAAGAACAGCCTGTTGAAGAAGAAACTGATGCACCTCTAGATGAGTTGTCCCAACAATTTGTAGACAAACTTATAGACAAGATGCTTGAGTTCCTAAAGGTACTTGTAGGACACGATTTACATCCCTATCAAAAGCCTTTAGCACGTCGCATTATGGAATCTGTCATCATAAATGATGGCGAAGAGATTACAGCGCTTGCATCTCGTCAGTCAGGTAAGTCGGAGACTGTTGCAGACACTGTTGCAACAATGATGATTCTGCTTCCACGTCTTGCAAAGTTATACCCAGACTTATTAGGTAAGTTTAAAGATGGTATTTGGGTTGGATTGTTTGCTCCAACTGAAGCACAGGCTGAAACACTTTTTGGTAGAACAATTACACGACTTAGTTCAGAACGTGCATTAGAAATTATGGATGACCCTGAGATTGACGATTCAGCCGCACGCGTGGGAGGCGTTACTAGACAGATTAGATTAAAGAAGTCGGGCTCTACTATCACCATGATGACTGCAAACCCAAGAGCAAAAATTGAATCCAAGTCATTTCATCTTGTAATTATTGATGAGTGTCAAGAAGCCGATGACTTTGTTGTTTCTAAATCCATTTCTCCTATGTTGGCTTACTATGCAGGAACAATGGTAAAGACTGGCACACCAACAACTAGTAAAAACAACTTCTATCGCGCTATTCAACTAAACCGTAGACGACAGACAGGTCGTGC